AGCCAAAGAAGAACTTTTACAGCTTGAAATACCGTTATCATCGGAAGGCAGGGAGAGTGCAAATCTTCATAAATTAATGATGGAAGACGAGTTTTTAATTATTTATGGTAGCACATTTCCACAATATGTTCAACCATTTCATACTGTAATTATGTACGAAAAGAAGTTAGAGACAGAGTATTACGAAAAACACAACATTAGTTTTTGAAAATCCTTTTATCTTAAATGGATTCTCGCTATATTTGTGATTAGTATTAACAATTTAATATATAAATAAAATGAACGAAATAGAAAAGGAAAAGGAGAAAGTTTATAGCAACGTATTTAGGTTTTCACTGCATCAGGGTAAAGTGGTTGATGGTGAATTTGAAGCTGAAGTTTTGTTGTGTGAAGCGATGTTCGATGCTGACAACTTTAATCCTTTTACGAGGTATTCGATTGATGTGAGAGATATTCTTCCAAGAGCGATAACGAGAATACAGAAAACTTTGTCGAGGCGAAGTTATGATGTTGTTGCAGAAGTGGGGAGACTTGATACTAGCGATAGTGAGTCCGAACATCATGTTTATAATCTCTATGGGTATCAGCAGAAGATGATAAACAGTTATCCGAGGGAATGGAGAAACGGAATGCGTTACAGTCCTAAAGCTATTGTGCAACAAATCGAACACAAAACAATACGTGGTGTTCCTTGTAAGATTGGGTTATATATCAACGAGAATCCGATTGTCGAACGTGAATTTTTTGTTGATGGGTTCAATCCTGTCGCAAAGCAGTCTCTCGATGTGAAAGATGTGGTGACTGATATCGCTGAACTCATCGAAGACAAAATCAAAAAGAACGACATTAGAAATATGTGGGATGACTACGATTTAATTAATTACAGGGGTCTGTCAATTAATCAAATCCGAGAACTTCATCCAGCAAAAAGAGCAGAAATGCTGAGAAGACTCAGACGAAATTAAATATTTCTGGACGGGAACGGGGTCATTTCTTACAATTCTGACCAATTATAATAATCCCTGTTCTCGTCCTTCTTTTACACATATTTACAATGACGGAAAATACAGAAAATAATACATTATCTGCATATCTTGGTCCCGAATTTCAACAACGTCTCATATGGCAGTTGTTGGTGGAACCAGAATTTGCTGAAAAGATAATTGGTAGTTTAGCTATCGAATATTTTGATGACCCAAACCTAAAAAGGTTGTTCATCATTATGTTAGAATACTTCAAGGAATTTGATAAGGTTCCCAACCTGCAAAATCAGAGCATTCACCAGGCAATCAATAAGTACAAAACACCAAATAACATAATTGAGGAAGAATCGTTATTCGGAGTAATTAAACGAGTGACGCTTTGGAACGAAAGAATTATTAACAAGTCAATGCTTTATGATGGTGATGTTGTTCAGAAATCAACACATGCTTTCATCAAGCAACAAGAATATCGTAAGATTGCCGAACACATTCAATCCAAAGTTAAGAATGGTGAAATCAAAGAAAAACATATAATTGCAGCAATTGAAGACCGATTTATCAAAATATCACATATTGGTGAGGAAGAAGATGATGCGAAATCAGTTGGAGACGGACTTCGAAATGCCCTCAGACCTGAATTTAGAGAGACAATTCCTACGGGAATCGAAACCATTGATGTTCTTACTGATGGTGGATTGGGTAAGGGTGAGATTGGTGTGGTTCTCACACCATCGGGTGTTGGTAAAACAACATTCCTTACAAAAGTCGCAAATACTGCATTTGAACAACACAAGAATGTGGCTCAGATTATCTTTGAAGATACTGATGCTCAGATTCAGCGTAAACATAGTGTGATTTGGGCAGATTCTTCATTAAGTGCAATCAAGAATGATTTAGATGAAATTGAAAGAGTTTATCAAATCGGAAAAGCCAAATGTGAATACCTAGAAGGTAAGGGTAGACTTATAGTTAAAAGGTTTAGTCAGGAAGATACTACTATGAAAGACATCCGTAATTGGATGTTGAGTTATGAAAAGAAGTGGGGTTTTAAATTCGACTTACTTGTGTTAGACTACCTTGATTGTGTGGAAAGTCATAAGAGAGGTCAGGAACGAACCGAAGCTGAACTTACCGTCATTAAAGGATTTGAAGCACTTGCGTCAGATTTTGATATTCCTGCATGGACAGCGATTCAGAGTAATCGTAGTGGGTTCGATGCTGAATTCGTGGAAGCGAGTCAAAGTGGTGGAAGTATTAAGAGATTACAAAAAGCACACTTCTTTATGAGTGTAGCTAAGACTCCTGCGCAAAAGGAAGCGCATTTCGCCAACATCAGAATCATTAAAGCAAGATTTGCGCAGGACGGTCAGACATTTGAGGATTGTACTTTCAATAACGATACCATGAAAATCATAATTGATGATGACAGGTATAGATATTCAAAGACCTATAAGAATCTCAAACATCACGATACTGAGGACATTGATAAGCTCGAAAAGAAAGCCGAAGGATTATCAAAAGTGATGGTTGAAGTTGGTAAACATGATGAAGCGTCTTCAATTGAGAAGGTGAATAGTGAGACAATTAATGATTACTTGCGTGACAATAAACGGCCTGAAGAATCACCGAATGACGATATAAAACCGCAAACCGATTTCCATCCCGAAGCCGAACATCATGCGAAGGAAATATTACGTGATGCAGGAATTGAAAACATTCATGTTAGCACCACAAGGACAGATATAAGTCCCGATGAACATGGAAAACTTATTGAATTTATCGCTGAGACTGTAAAAGAAAGTGAGGGAGCAACTGAGGGTGCTGTTGAGGGAGCAAGCACTGCTCCACTACTCGAACTTGATGAAAACGAGGATATCGAAACACTCGATGATGGTGTAAGTGATGCTGTAAGTGAGGGTGTAAATGATGGTGTAAAACCAGACCTACTTGACTTCAGTGGTGATACTGAGACTCACATCGAACCACAAATAGATAATATGACAATAAGAAAAGTCGAAGAACCGAATGGAGAACCTGTTATTCCACCTGTTGAAGTGAAACAACCACTTGACCTAACGCAGTTTAAATCACCAGGAATATCGGTGGTGGACCCACCAACTGTGGTAAAAGAGTCACATTACATTCCACCAACAGATGATAATATGGAGGAAGAAATGGCAAGAATTCTTGCTACGAACACCGATGCACCGCAAGGAGAGGACGAGGGATTGCAAAACATGCTCGTGAAAAAGCGTGAATATCAATACGTTAAGAAAAAAGAGTAAACTTTTTTATAAAAAACTGTAACTTTTTCATTTTTTATTCGTATTTATTTTCCCAAGGTCAGAGTAATTTTTTTACATTTTTTTTGAAAATTGTTTGCAGATTAAAAAAAAGCGTTTTATATTTGCACTGTCTTTAGGACGAAGTACATTGAAAAGATTTAAAATTTAAAAGGAAACTGTTGGTTATTTCAGTAACAATTAGCTCAGTTGGTAGAGCGTTTGCCTATTAAGCAGAATGTCATAGGTTCAATTCCTATATCGTTAAACAAAACATAACAAACGAATTATCCTTTTTAAAAATATAAAAAAACACCCCCCTTTCTTCGGGAAGGTTTTGTAAGGTAGAAAGTCCTTACATATAAAAATTTAGTTTTTTGGGGGTTCTGACGAAATATTGCGGGGTGGTAGCAGTTGGTAGCTCGTCTGGCTCATAACCAGAAGGTCGCAGGTTCGAGTCCTGCCCCCGCTACTAAGAAAACGTTCTTTAACATATTTGGGGAGATAGCAAAATCAAATACAACAATACTATCTCATTACTCTCGCAAGAGAGAACTTAATAGTGTTTCCAGTAAGGTAAAGCAATTGAGTTGAAATCAATAGATTGTAGGTTCGAGTCCTACTCTCCCCACCATATTGACCATCGGAGAATTCGACAAGAATGGGAAAGAATTCCGAGATTTGGATGAACATGAAAAGGCTGGCAAACTGATAAAATTCATAACCTAAGAAAAGCCTCACATAATTGCAATGTCCATTTGGTCTCCACATAAGGGAAAACTGAAAGTGTTTACAGTAGATA